CCAGTACCGTATACATTAAGAATCACCGTAGACTTTTGGACTACTAACTATCAGCAAAAATTAGAACTACTTGAGCAGATTGGTGTATTGTTTAATCCTTCATTGGAAATTCAAAGTACTGACAACTTTATCGACTGGGGAAGTTTAAGCGTGGTCTATCAAGATGGTCTTACTTTCAGTAGCAGAAGTATTCCGCAGGGTAGCGGCAACCCAATTGACATTATGAGTTGGAAGTTCTATATGCCTATCTGGATTAGCGGCCCTGCTAAAGTTAGAAAATTAGGTATCATTCATAAAATCATTGCTAGTATCTTTCAAGGCAATGCATTAACTGACATGCAAGATGATGCTCTATTACTTGGTACTAGACAGAAGATCACTCCATATGGATACAAGCTACTATTAATCGGCAATTCATTGCAGATTCTTCCGGCTACTCACATCTTATCCCCTAGTAACAGTTCAACTGATGTTCCTGAAAATCCAGACACACATGTATACTGGACACCGGTGTTAAGTATGTACGGAGCAGTTAAGTCAGGCGTCAGTCAGATGTGGCTACAGAATCCGTTTATGGATACAGAAATTGTAGGTACGATTACGTACAACCCCAATGATGATCGATTATTAATAATTGATATCGATCCCGATACATTACCGCAGAACACACTGAATCCAGTTAACAGTGTCATCAACCCACAGAGCAAGGGCCCAAATTTTGGATTGCCTGCCGCGGCAAATGGTCAACGATATTTAATAGTAGAAGAAATATCTGATTCATCTGATGCATGGGGAGTAGTAGATGCAAAAGCTAATGACATTATTCAGTACTCGTCTAGTACAGGATTATGGTCAGTGAGTTTTGATAGCGTGACTACAACTACTACCCAGTATGTTACTAACTTGACTAGTCAAATACAATACCGATATGCTGATGGCGTATGGGTCAAGGCATTCGAAGGATTTTACGATCAGGGAAGTTATTCTATCGTCATCTAAAACTGTGATAAATCATAGTATGAGAGACAATATAGCAGCCGGCATCTTCTTCTACGCCAGTGACACTAATAGATTTTTGTACTTGCTTAGAAATGATAGTCGTAATCCAGGTAATTGGGGTATACCCGGTGGTAAAATAGAAATAGATGAAACACTTTTTGAAGGTGCCGCGAGAGAATGCATGGAAGAAATTGCGTACTTCCCTGATAATGCTAAACTAATCCCCATACAAAAATTCATCAACAATACTTTCGTATACCACACCTTCTTTTGCAAGGTAGAGAAAGAATTCATCCCGATTCTAAATGACGAACACTGCGGCTATGCGTGGACTGATTACGAACATTATCCCAAACCAATGCATCCGGGATTATTTAACACCGTCAACTTTGATGTAGTTAAAGACAAGATAGTCAAGCTCATAAAAAAAGCCGCTTAATGCGGCTTTTTTGTTTAATAGAGTTAACTATTAAGCGTTTGCAACTTTTAGAGTCTGACCTGCAACGGGAGCAGCGAATGACCACTGCACTGATGTGTCTGATGCAAACTGAGTACCGGTACCCTGTGTCACAGTGATACGGTGAGCAGAGATTTTAGTAACAAAGTATGTTCCACCATCGCTATCAGTAGCAGTAATAGTCATCTGACCTTGACCAGAAACTGCGCTACCTTTTAATGTACAATTAGCAACACCGTCTGCTGTACGAACTTTGAAACGACGAGCACCAACTTGGCGAACGATGTCACCTAATTTTGCACCAGCACCAGTCGTGTTAGCACTAACTAGTATAGCATTTTCTTGGTTAGTTGATGAACCAACCGGGCCCGAATCAGTAGTTAAGACTGCTACTGCGGTACCAGTCGTTTCTGCACCGATATCAGTGTCAACGATAGTTACTGAAGGTGCGGTTGTATATCCAGAACCCTTGTTAGTAATAGTGACGCTAGTAACCGCATCGCCAGTAAGAACGGCCGTACCAGTTGCAGTTACACCAGTTGGTAGTTGCGGAGCTGAGAATGTAACAGTGGTTGTTCCAGCTGTGAAGCCAGACCATGAACCGCCGATAGTTACTCTTGCTACGCCTTCGCCACCGATACCGTTATCAGTAGTTGCTGCGGTACCGACATTGCGGTTACCGAAATATTTTTTGTTTAGACTTCTTGCCATTTGGTTTTTCCTTTAGTAATGACCGTTCTAGGGACTACGCTGTGGAAGTACAGCATAAGTTAATTGAACAATGTATTTATCTTAGAATGAAGATAATGCAATACGTTTCCATACACCAGTTGACGTACAAACATATATATAATTGGCATCCCAGCAGATTTGACCTTGCGTACCAGTACTAGTACCTGTTTGAGTAGCCAGGTTAGACTTGAATAGTGTACCCACTTCGATGGCACCTACTGTCACTAATTTACCGATATTTAGTGTGTTAGTGCTAGCATTGTAAGTGAAGTCGCTTTCTGATGAGACTAGATTTCCAGATGGTGAAGTATATAGTACTGCATTAGCAACTAAGGTATTCAGAGTCAAGTTAGAACCAGTGATACTATCAAACATAACATTAGCCGTGCTAGAAACATCTTGCCCTATGCTGATCTGTCCGTTAGCATAATTGACACCGGTGCCCGCGCTGAAGTGCGACCTAGCTTCAGTAGCATTAGGGCCGGTATATCTAATAACGCCGGTTGTATTCGAATATGTTAAGCTACCGTCACCCCCTGCATCAGTGACGCTGATATTAGCCTTGATAGCATTACCGAGTCTACTATCGGCATATACATTGGCCCAGCTTGACGTGGTTCCGTTAGTAGTTAAAAATTTACCACTTGCGCCGTTTGCGCTAGGAAGCCCGCTTGTACCACCGGATGATGGTACATCCCAAATTAAGTTTCCAGATCCATCAGTAGTTAACACGCCACCACTCATTCCACCGGTTATCATTATGTTGCCGGCATCGCCTAACTTAAGTTTAGTGTTACTACCATTACCAATGAGATTGCCGGTCCAATTAACTAATGCATTAGCTGAAATTCCATCGCCATTACCAACAATAAGTTGACCAGTGCGAATGTTCGTTAAATTGAACACCGTATTGGCCGCACCCGCAATAGGAGCAAAAATAGTGGTCACATCCCCTGAAACCACCCGCTGATTAATCAACGACATTTCAGTTAAAACTTCAGTCTGGGTAGTTGAACTGACACCTTCTATCGGAACTAATACAGGATCATTTCCAATGAAAACTTGCTGAGTATCAGTTGAGAAACCGATTTCTCCGATATCAAGCTGTGGCAAATCAATGTTTGCTCCAGAACGGTGAATGATTTTACTTATTTGTACAATAGCCATAGTATACTCTTTATGTGAATATACTATTTATCTTGTGCTACAGGAACTTTGTATAGTATTCTTCAACTCGCTTGAACCACATGTCAGTGTACTTCGTAAATTCTGCGCCTTCAACGATGAATTCTTGGTAAAAACAATTAGGATCACACATGAAAATAACGCCTTTTTGAATCTTCGTCCCGTGTACTTCATTGTGTGCGTTAGCATACGCTGCTAATTGAACAAAGTAGTCATCAATCCATTCACGTTTTTTTGGCTTGTTTGTTTGCTTATGATCCATGATAGCTTCACTACCATAATGCACTCCGCACAAGTCTGTTGTTCCTGCATAAATCTTAGGGTAGTACAACGGTACTTCTGTTCCCCAGTATTCGGTACAGTTGACCATGCCCTGTGCAATGATAGACTTGGCCATTGCATTGCTTTGGATACTATATGGATTAGATCCGGGGTCACCTACTACACCCGTTTTAACATAGTCTTCAAGCCACTTGTGCATACGAGTACCCCTACCTGCTGCTTCAGTTGAAATCTCTTGTGCTTTGGCAACTCCGACTCTTTTGCGCCAATTCTGTAATGCCGCTTTAGCTTCTTCTGATTTGGTTGCGTCTAGAATAGTAGTGACGCTTGGGAGCTTTTCGCCGTCAGGTGTTGCATATCTGCGTACCCCGTCGATAGTCTGGCGGGGGATTGCTACGTAATTATATTTGTTTGGGATGTACATTATAGTCGATTATAGACGACTATAGCACGAGTGTCAACCTATTTGGTTACTTACCGGTTTGTTTTCTTGCCATTTGCTGACGAATCTTTTCATTTTCGTCCTGTGATTGATCTACGGCTGAGTCTAAATCACCTTCTTGACCCTTGAATGTAACAGTATCATCATTGACATCAGCAATTATATTTACCAATGGATCTTTTTGAACCATATCGAACAGATCAGCCTTGTCTAAGCTGATTCCGTTCTTGTTTAATACAGTTAAGAATTCGTCAGTTGACATAGGTTCATTCTGCGATTTAAGTTGGTTCGTTACCGCAACCAACTTAACCCGCAATGGATCCGCATCACTGAATTCAAATAAACGCATGTTTAACGCTTTGCGCGTCCAACTGCTGGCATCGGCTCTTCTGGCTCTTCTGCGGGCATTTCTTCAGCACCCATTTCAGATCCCATTTCTTCAGCACCCATTTCAGATCCCATTTCTTCAGCACCCATTTCAGATCCCATTTCAGCACCATCCATTTCGCCGCCCATCTCATCACCACCGAATGCTGCGCCGCCCTGACCAGTAATAACGCCCAATGCGCCTAGTAGTCCGGTTTTAGATTGAGCAATAGCTGCTTGCAATGAAGTCAATGCTTCTGATACTTGGCTACTAAACTGTTCACCTTCACTTGAACCAAACTCGCTGTTGACACCGTCAACTACTGCAGGTAGCTCTTTGACTAGCATGTCAGAAACTTGCTCAACCATCTTCTGCATTGTATCAACCATCTCTTGTGCAGCTAAAACGACTTGTGATTTCTCAACTTCTTCGTTCTCAACTACGATGCGAGTATTGTACAACGGGGTAGTTTTTAGATCACCGTAGTGATGGCTAAGTGCTTGTTCCATGAACACCAGTTTCAAGTAAGCAGGATTTTGCTCCCCACTCATTGATCTACCTTTAGTCTCGGCTATTAAGCCTTTAACTTTGATAAGCATTTTTTTAGTCTCATATAGACCTAATTTATCAACATTAAATGTTGTATTGAAATGCTCTTTTAGGGCTCTGACAGCGACTGTCGTTTTTTTGTTGTTGAATTCGTTAAGTTTCATAGTTGTTCCTAGATTACTAATAAAGTATTTATCATTTTCTAATTTATTTTGCGGAGTTCTGAGCAAATTGCTTGTACTGCCATTCCTTGCAGCGCTCCGTGTACCGAGCTAATTCGGCTGATGCAGATTGTCTTTTTACTCTACCCTCAGTTAATTTGGTTGTATATAATGCTAGTTGATCGTAATCTTTAGTTCTCTTGCACAAATTTTCGTGCACCTTCATGTTTTGAATAATACCAGAGAGTAATTGATCTAGGTACAATACTCGTGCTGCACCGTTTATATTACCGCACAAATCAAGCGTGGCCCAAGTCACTGCTATTTTTAGATCAGTAAAGGCATGTGAAGTAAACGTATGCTTCTTTTCCACTACGAACTCTAGTACATCCTTCGATATAAGGTACGTACCGAATAAGTTATAGTTTCCGTCACTGTCTTGAAAAATTATCTGTTTCTCTAACGCTGATAACTTCTCTTTACCGAGAAGTTTGTTAAGGATATCAAACATTTTAGGTTCAGTTAGTTTCATCTGGTAATACCTCAAAGTAAATATTTCGTAATTCAGCACTTGCATCAATAAACGTCGGAAGTTTTTCCCATTCAGTACCTATTATTATCATAGGTACGCCGTCACAGTCAGTATATAGGTGGCCAAATTCATGTATGCCGTCATCAAACACACTATGAAAATTGACAGTGAAGTCAAATGACCAGCATGGATGAGGTTCTGTTTCATTTTCAAATAGAAAGCCAAACTTATCAAATTCTGAGAAAATTACAGGGGAAAGTACAGGGTCAGTGACGTTTTCAGGTTGGCTTCTCAGTGAAGCGACTTGCAATATAGTATCAAAGTTACATTGGGTGTTACGTTGCTTTTGCCACTTAGAGTCGAGATTGATGGAATTTCTTCGGTTGGTTACACCGGTTTTCGTAATATCGAAAAGCGTGTAGCATCTAATTTGTAATGACATACACTATTTATAGAGGTAAAAAAGCCCCTAATATTTAGGGGCTTTGTCAATCAAGTTAATTGATTAAGATGCTGCTAGCTTGAAACCAACGTTAGTAACAGTAGCACCTGACAAGTCGTAACCTGCAACTGTACCTAAAGCACGAACTGCAACTTGCAATACTGATGGTGTCCATGCTGCTACTGGATAGATAGCGATAGACATTACACCAGTAGAGGCTTCCACTTGGTAGAAGTGAGTTGTTGCCAACTGAGTGATACATGTGATAACTGCTTCTACCGCTTCGTTTGTATCCATCTCGCCAGCTACGTCAGCACCTAGATCAATACCGAAGAACTCTAATTTAGGACCAGAGAACATTACTGGTACGCCAGTAGTTGCTGAACCTGACCCGTTTAATGTGTCGATTGCGAATACTGGCTTTGTGTCGCCGTGAACTTTAATTTGTTTTGCCATGATATATTTTCCTTTTGAAGTGTGAATCTTATAGATTCATATACTTATTTATGCTAGGTAGAAAAAATTAGTTCCTACCCGCTAGATTTTGGCGACTAAAACCCATTCGGTTGACGATTTTTACACCGTGAGCAACGAATCCTTCTTGACTTTGAGTGCCGTCAGCTAGATAACCCTTCACCGGGCTCTGTTCTGCTGCTTTAGCTAATTGAGGCTCAATCTGCATTTTTAGCGTATATAGTGCAACCCATATAGCAAATGCCCCTTGAATCCCTGCTTCGTTCTGTTGAAAGTGCTCTGTTAGCTTGGCACGAATAGGTTCTGACATGGGACGAGTTTTGAAGAACTCATAGAAATCACCGACCAAGTTGTTTAAGTTACCTGAAACAATTTTTTTGTTTATGTAGACTGTACACATCAAAGGGAATACAGTTTTTGTTCCTGCCGGGGCTTGCAGTAACCATTTATCTGCGGCTGGTCCGTTCTGATTGATTACTTGCTGTACCTTAGCTATATCTGCTTTGTTAAGTTTTAACTTAGGAACACTAGGCATCGCTGCCGGTACGATAGCAACATTGCCGCTATTCTTTAACTGGCCAATAGTCCCGTTCAATAACTGAGCATATTGTACGTTAGTAGCTTCAGGCGGGATATATTGATGTACCGCAATTCCACCAACTTTGTTTTTGATCAAACTACCTATTTCGCTGTTAGCTTCAATAGTGTATGCAATTCCGTTAGGATTAGCTTTGAACTTAAATAGTCCATCTTGTTCATGTAATGGCTGACTGAACAGTAAATCACCCCAGTAGTAACCTTTACCGGCATATGCTTTTTGCAGTCCGGGCCAGATTCTAGCAATGATGTTAACTAGATCGCCACGAACGATGCCACGTGCCTTGTCATACTCTGCGAATGCTTGGGGGCTAGTAACACGGCCTGATCCGTCTTTCTTGTTGAACATGTGCTTGTCGCAAACAACAAATTGACCATCTAATCCGTTACCAAATATCAATGCAGGATATCCATCCCACTTGATAGTGATAGCAGCCGGTGACTTGACTGTTTCGACAATAGCTTGTAGACCACGATTAGCGCCTACCGTGCCGTTATGAAATACCAAGTCTTCTGGATGCTCTACGTGAGCTTTTGTTAGTTCATCTGCTTCAACGATAGTATTGATAGCAGTAATCTTGTTAGTGAGTGCTCTTAGTGATTCGGAGAAATTCATTTATATTTTACCCTGTCGTGTTAATATTGCTATCATTCTAGCATCAGCCGGGTCAGATGGATCTAGTTTTTTGCCGCCAAAACTTATTGGTTCAGTAGTAGAAGTAGTTGATGCTGGTGCTTTTGTTAGCTGTGAAGCCATTTGCCCAAACGGGTTTGCTGCTGGTTGTGTTGTAGGTTGCAGGGTTGCAGCTGGTTTAGTTAGCTGAGATGCCATTTGTCCCATTGCCCCCGCACCTCCCTGTGAACCTGCCATTGGTTTACCTAATTGAGTAGCCATTTGACCCATAGCCTTGTTACCGCTAACAGCAGCTTGGTCGCCAGCGGCTTTTGCTCTCATAGTTGAGCCTAAATTATTATATTTTCCAATTGCGGCCATTGCTTTAGCAATAGCTTTTTTATTATTTGCGGCAATTGCGTTATCAAGAATCTCTTGTTGATCTCCTGCATCCCAATTATTTTTCGTAAGATAGTCGCTAACCCAAGTCTTGGGGTCAAACTTATCCCCCCTGAGACCAGTAGTGGTTTGTTCTGCTGTCTTCATATCCTTAAGAAATTTGTCCATAAATAATTGCTCTGTACGTGAAGCAACCTTACCCTGCGTAGTAAATCGATTAGCTACTCCTTTGCCAGCAGAATACATTTTTTGTTTAATTTTGTCAAGATATGAAGATCCAGCTTGAGGTTGATTTGGGGCCATAGCTTGATTTAGGCCTGCCCAATCAGTACGCTGCGGAGCAGTCTGTGCAGCTACCGGTGCTGGTTGAGTAGGTGCTACTGCGGGTGTGCTAGTTCCACTAGACACCGGAGGTTGAACCGCTGTTGCAGGTACTTGGGTATTGGCTGAGCGGGCCCGAGCGTTCATAATAGCTTGCTTACGTCTACTAGCGGCGCTCTCAACCAATGCAAATTCATTCGCTCTCATTATCGTTTTTCCTCAAACTTTTTGAGAATCTACCTTGATCGCGGGCTTTGATAGCACTTAGTAACTTTCGCTCTAAGATTTGAGCTTTTTCAGAGTCATAGTGCTTGCTAATCATTTCTAATAGGTTTATAGCACTAGTAATGATATTATGGGCGCGGCTTTCGATGACATGTTTAGTGTCACGATTTTGACCGACCGCTTCTAATTCTTCTAACAGACTGCGTGTTTTTCTTTGCATAGTATAGATCCTACTTGTATTTATCTAATTAAATGTTATTCTTCTGAATGTCACGCAACATCGATTTTAGCTTACTTCCTTGCACATCTCCTACTACCTTCTTATTATCAGTCCCGCCATATGAGTCATCACTGGTGTATGCGCCACCGCCGGAAGATACATTAGAAGTAGTCTTCAACCTACTCATAATATCAGTTGCCGCCGGCTGCGGATTACTTGGTCTATAACTAGATTCACCCTCAACACCCTCATCTGTAATACGCATTGTTTCTACATTATATTCCAGGTCAACCTTAGCACCGACCCCGGTAGAACTACGACTTTTCATACATTGAATTTGATACTTGCCGCGTTCACGCATACTGCGATTAGTAAAGATACCAAACACGTTATCCGCTGTGTTAATCTTAGAGATACCACCCGCAATGTGACTATGGTCAAATTCAATTTCATCAACTGCTGAACGATTCAACTGTGATGCAGTTACCAACAAGATACCTAATTCTTTACTCAGATTACGTAATTCTTCCGCAACATACTTGTCTTTAATGAACTGATCATTTGGGCTTACTTTGACACTGACTGGCATAACTAAGTCAAGGTAATCGACCATCACAAAGTCAATTTTGATGCCTGTTTGAATCTGTACTTCTTTCAAGTATGCTCTGATATCATTGACGTTGCTTTGTGCAGGTAACCCCTTAACACGATACTTGCCAGTCTTCATACCGATCATCTTAACTTTCAAGCCAGTATTATCAATATCCTTGCGAATTTCTTTCGTGCCCATGCTAGTCAACATAGCATCAGTTCTAAGTGATGTTAGTTCTTCGGAGAGTTCTAGCGAGATATACACCCCGCTTAGTCCTACTTGCAACCAGTTCAATGCAAGGTTCATCATCACAAGTGACTTACCTGATCCTGAACCACCCGCAAAGATATTCAATTCTCCGCGACTCATGCCACCGTATAAAATACGATCCATCTGTGGCCAGCCAGTTGATACTTGCCCGCCTGAGTTGAAGTACTTATTGATACGTGCTGCAGGGTCGTGAAAGTAATCTGTACCCATGTCTTTTTGCAAACTGATTTGAACTGCATCTTTAATTAGTTTTTCAACCGGTGCAAAGTCGCCCTTCTCCAGTAAGTCGGCGGCCGAAAGAATTGCTCGTTCAAGTTCTTGTCGTTTAGTGAATGATTCAAATTCATCGAAGAACCATTCATAATGACCTTCGCTCAATTCAGGCACAGGTTCAATATCGATACCTGTTGTTGCTTTGATTTGAGTAGAGTCGGGGAGAATTCTGTACTTGTCGGTATGCTCTTTGTACATCTCTGCTACGGGTCGTAGTGACCTATCAAAGTTAGCACTATTCATAATGTTCATAACGCGAGTATAAAGTTCTGCGTTGGTGATCATCATGCGCAGAAACAATTTCTGCACATCTACTGTATACTCTAGTTGCTTTTTAGAATCCGTTGCTTTTGCCAATTTTTTTCCTTTGAATTTCTAATTTTATCTTGCTCAATGTAGCATTTTGTAATATACTAAGCAATGTAGGGAGCTTACCGTATTTCTTTACTGCATCATTGACATCCTTGACACCAGGTGCCCAGTTTGGTAAACTCACACTATATCCTAATTCTAATGCTCTGTCAATCAGTTTGAAACCTGTCTTATCAAAGTCGGGTACTACAATTACTCTGCGATTAAGTTGAGCGATTAATCGTGCTTGTTCTGAACTGATATCATCATGCATTACTGCTACTCCGTCGATTGCAAGCGCATCAAATATACCTTCTGTCACAATGCACACTTGCCAATCATTCTCTTGCTTGTCGATGTTGAATACGTATCCTTGAGGCTGATCGTTGAGGTACTTTGGAATTCTATCATCTAAGAATCTACTAGTGTTACCTACTATCTTACCTCGATAGGTGTAAGGTACGATTACTCTAAACTGATTGCGGCCCCTATCATCAGGAGTGACAGTGAATGAATATTTAGTAAGATCAATCTTACGCTTATTCAAGTATTCAGTGTATATTTTATGTCTAGGGTTAGCAGTGTCTAGTACTTCACCTGCAGGTAACTGCTTAGACTTAAAAGTAATTGCTTGCTCCTGCTTCTTTTGCTCTTGTGAGAAATCCAACAAATCTTTATTTTGTAGACTCTCTAAACTCCAACGCTGTACCTGTTCTCCGTCCGCACCGCACCAAACTAAGAATTGATGAGTTTTGGGACTGATACTTTTGCCCAGGGTGAAGCTGCAACTGAAGCTGCAATTAAAGCAGTGCATTACCCAATTAGTACTACCGTCAAATTTCACACCGCCTCTACTACGTCGGTCTGCTTTGTGGCCGCGGTGCCCACAACAAATAGCGTTGAAGCTAGTCCATCCGCTACTTGTTTGTTTCTTTTTACCGGGAATTACTGAGAGAATATCAAACATCTGTACTAGTATAGCACAAATGCTTGCGTAAAAGCAACAGTCTTGGTCAATTACCTAAACAATATCTTACCTATTGTACCACCAGAGCTTACCATCTGCACTCTTATGAATGCATGGCATCCATCGATGTTAAAATAATCGGTACCGACATAATCTGTATAGGTAGAAGGATTTGTGATATCATACCATTCATCTGCTGCACTACTAATCGAGCCCTGAATGTTGATTGTGCCGATAAATCCATCGAACACCAATTGAACTGTATAGTTCGATGCATCCTTACCACGGTATGTTTCACTGAAGTAGGTTACTGGCATCTCGATAGTAGGAGCAGAGTGTGCGAGAAAGCCGAGGTCCATTGATTTTACATATTTGGGTAAAATACTGTCAGTGATATTAATTATGCCACGACCACCGGAATTGTCATCTACGAACACAGGATACTCAAACGCACCGTCTGGGATAGAGATTGAATAGTAACATAATGCGGTATCCATACCCAATGTTTCATTCGTCGTTACTTCAAGTGTAGCGATTCCTGTAACAGGTAATAAAGGGGTTAGTGATTTTTGCAGAAGAATTTCTGAACCGTCATAGCTCATTAGTCTGCAAGTCAGTGTCTTACCGGTGATATTGACCGGTTTTTGATCCTGATTGATGAATTGGAATTGAAGTTGATTGTCAACTCCCTTATGAATTTTTAGATTTCTAGAATACACGGTTTGATATCTCCTGTTGGATGCTCCCGAGTACAAAACTACAGTTTGTCTGGGAATGAAGTAATTTACTGTTGTAGCGTACACAAAGTGGCTCCTTTACTATATTTAGTTAAAAATAATATAATAGTTAACCGAATCTGATAAATATCCATAGACAACAAAAAACAATGATTCCAACCGAATTCTTCAACAAACTAACACAAAACCACCCGTTTATCACCATCTGCTCCTACGCAGGTCAGGACTACGTTGGAATTGTACAAAATAGGGATGATATTGTAACTACGATATATGATTACGGTGCCATAGTCGATCAAATACTACGTGATCGGTTCTTAGAACTAGGTGATGTATGGTGGTGGGAGTCGAACAGACTAGTACCAATCAATATGTTCTTAAAAGACGATTGGTCTATGTTTAGACCATATTTACGAACGTTCAATAACAAGAGTCTTACTGTGGTTCACGGGCCAATATGCAGTATGCTAGAGTTAGCAAAGCGCAAGAGTAAGCGCAAATCAATCACTCTCGTCAAGCGTCTTAGCTGATTCCTCTAATAAGTTCATATGAACTGCAACTAGGTGTGAATAGGAAATACTATGCGACTTCTTGAATGTGTACCCGGTATCATCTTTATCCCACACTGTTTTAGCAACTTCTTTCCAAGGTAATCCAATCAAATGCTTCTTAGAGGGGCGAATGACAGCTAGAAACATCGCTAGTCTGGGAATGCTATCAATAGGCTCTGGCATCTTCTGCATACTATTATAATGATTCGCCAAGTGAATGAGTTTTTCTACAAACACTATATCATTCAATTTCTTCCAATCAGGTTCAGCCATCAAACTGATTAAATGTTGCTCATCACGGATCTTATCATACACATGAACATTCAAAAAGTCTAATTTGATATAGCCACGCTTCTCTGCGACTGTGTAGTCGAGATTGGCCATTACGTTGATAGCATCAAGTGGCACATCAGTGACATATATACCAGTAGAGTGTTTGCGAATAGGATTTACCTTACGCATCGCTGCCGGAATGTGTTTTATGTGTTGTAAGATATTGTCTCTGTTGCCAAAGTCAATATCAATGTCTGAGTTAAATCTCATTTAGATTGCACTAGTCCCGCTTTAATTAATTTCAAGTAACCCTTCTGTAGTATTATAGCTTGGCGTTCAGCGTCTTCAACAGCTTTGTGGGTTGTTTTATAACTACCGTCTTTCAAACTTACATTGGTGACTTCATAGATAGTTCTAGTGTCTCTGACTTTCCAGAACTGCCATGGTGCAAGTTGACCAAGTTGTCGCCATGCATGTTCCATAACTACAACGTCAAACGATGCACCATTACTCCACACGTTATTGTGATTCCAACAAAACTTATAAAGCGTATCCATAGCATCAGCAAAACTAACTCTGCCTTGATCACCCATAGCTTCTTCAATAGCTGCAGGGTTTTGAGTACTCCACCAACGCAATGTATCTTCATTGATGCTACGATCATAGATTTCAGTTTGATCTTCAATCGTAGGTCTAATTTCAATTTTGTCAATGATACCCTGACCACGCGGGTCAAACAACACTGCACCAATCGTAAGAATCACACAATCTGGTGTTGTATCTAAACTCTCAATATCTATCATTATGTCGGACACTTTTTTCTCCTGTAAGTATAAATACATGTATCAAGGAGATAATCATGTATTTGCAAAATAAATATTCTAGATGGTATTATAACATAATAAATTCAGCAAGAGCAAGAGTTTTGGTAAGTAACACTTATTATGAAAAACATCATATTATTCCCAAAAGTTTGGGCGGAACAGCCAATAGTGAAAATTTAGTTAAACTTACTGCAAAGGAACATTTTATATGTCACTTGTTATTACCTAAGATTACAACCGGCAATAACAAACATAAAATGATACATGCATTTTGGTTTATGTCTAATCCTAAAAAATTAGGACTCAGGTACAAGCCCTCTTCAAAGATTTATGAACTTGCAAAATTAGAAAAATCAAAATTACTCAAGTCTATTCGAGGCAAAGATCATCCAAATTTTGGAAAAAAACACCCCGAACGGACCAGTGATATTTTTACTGACCAGTGGAGAGCTAGCATATCTGAATCTAAAAAAGGTAAGGTAGCTTGGAATAAAGGAATACCAAGAACTCAAGAAGTTAAAAATGCGGTCAGTATGGCCAACATTGGAAAAGTACCATGGAATAAAGGTGTCGCTCATAATTCAAGCACTATACAAAAAATAAAAGATGCTAACACGGGAAAACGATGGGTCCACAATGATACCGGAAATATTCTTTCTGTCAGTGAAAGTCAATTAGCTGGTCTATTATCTGAAGGATGGCGATTAGGGCAAGGTGCTAGAAAAATAATCAGTTACATCACATGTCAATATTGCGAAAAACAAATAACTGCATCTTCGCATACCCGCTGGCACGGTGATAACTGTAAGAGAAAATCATAATTATCCTTTTTTATTTTTAGTATAGGGTGAGTATACCCTAGGCATACCTCACTTAGCACAGTAGCACGTTGCCTGTTGCACTACCCCCTTTGCCCAGCCCTCTTCCCATATTTCCCAATTAGTCCATAGATGCCAATTCAATCTACACCTAAGTGATTGCACTGGCTCTAAGTCCTTGAGTACTCGCCAAGTGTTTATCTTCTCATGCTTTTCAAGTTTCATTATGTCTTCCACATTTCATACATAAATTTTAACTTGGAATCCCATATCTCTATAGTGATATTTCCTCCGGTCAGCATAAAATCCCAACCATTGCCTCTATCACCAAAGTTTCTTCTGCACCATTTTACAATTGTGCTAGGATCTTGGTTCTTTAGTCGGCAGTCGTATACATATGTTCTTTTATTAGCTCTATTGCCAGCAGATTTATCGGCAATTACAACCTCGTACTGTATTTGCTCAGTGAAAGGTCTGAACTGTCCTAGCGGTTGATTTTGTATTGCCATTATGACCACCTCAATATAAACATCATCAAATCTTTCTCAGAATCAAACTCTACTGTCATTCCAACCTGAGTAGTACCTAACTGAGTATCACACCAATCTTTGAGTTCTTCGTAATGTGTGTTCCAGTAATAGATATCACATAGTATTACCATGTCTTTTGAGAATTCTAATTCATAGGGTACGATTATAAATCGCCGCTTCATATCAAAGCCTAAATCTAGCCCCATAGCAATAGCGCTATGGTTGCCCACTTCGCGTGTTTGATTCTAACTTTAATTGTTAGTCGATTGTCTGCTGCATTATTATCTCTAAGACCCCATTGCCAATCCCATCCTTGTTTGCCCACATTCTTCTCCAGCCAGGGCCTGTAATGATCATTTGGGTCTGCACTTTGCACAGAGGTCGTTGATCCGTCGGGCATCTCGTCTAGAATAACCCAACCTACCGGCCACTTGACCGTGAAGGTTACCCCGGGCATCCAGCGCCACCATGCAGCATCGTATAGATTACCTGCTCGTTTATGTATTTCCCATTGTGCCATTTGTATTTGCCAGTCTGTTATGCTATAGTTCTTTGCAATGGGCAGCGGAAACATTCTTGGTGGAACATGTCCCATATCATGATCCCCATCTTAACTGACACATCATCGCATGTTTTGATTCTTTGAACCAAACATCCATGTATCTAGCCTCATGTTGTACTGAGTATGACTCGGGAATCCACTCCACTAACTCATCAATCCAGTCTTTTATCTCGTTCCACTGACGGATACGCTCGGTCAAGTTTAGTAGACCCATATACACTATTGGGATGTGTACTTTGAAATTATGGTCATCGCTTACACCGTTTATTATTTTGCCCACATTAGTAAAAACATTGTTAGATAGCTTTCCTTTAGGAAGTATATATGACCCGGCCAAGCTGTTCTACTGATTTTCCAAGAATCGATTGGAAAGGTCTTCTGGCACCATTCTTGTATTGTATCAAGTTCTTTATTGTTATACAAGTCAATTGGGCGTTTGTAAGGTAGGATAACACGGTGGAGCCCATAGTCAACTATCAATGCATCTTTGGGTACTTTGACTTTTGGTTTTTTTGGTTTAGGTTTCTTCATGCCCATCTCAAAATAAACAGCATATACATCTTTGGATCGTGCCACTTTACATTTAGACTAGTGTGCCTCTTGCATTTTCCAAATTCAGCATTGTACTTCCGTAGTTCGACTGCTGCTTCGGCATCAGATTTTGTAGTGTCTAAGAACTTGTTAAAGTAGCATACTCCTGTTAGCCCCGGCCATTCATTGTATTGTTTCTTGATCATGCCCACCTCAACATAAACATCAACGCATCTCGCTCATCGCTGAAATGATAATTAATTTTAGTATGATCATAGGTATTGTATCCGTCCTGATGCATATCGTTAGTGATATAACTATGACAATGTGCCTTGGCCCACTCTAAAGGTTCCCAAAAAGGATCGTACGGTATTGTAACTGTCATGAACTCCACCTCAGGGCAAACCAAGTTGCCAACTTGGGATCTTTGACTGTGAAAGTGGTCACATATTTGGGTGCCAAGTCACGAGGATCAAACGCTTCATGTCCTTGTGGATAAACACGCTCACGCCGATAGAACCAAGCATAATCATCGTCATCAACAAAGCCAGTTATATTGCCCTTGCCCACATGCGTGTTTAACCATTCGGTACAGCCTTCGGGCACACCTTGAGGAAACTCTACTCTCATTCCCATCTCAATCTAAAGAACACTGCATCTTTTTCTTCTTTGAAGTAAATCTTAGTGTGCCCAAACGTGCAGGATATTGCCCAATTATTATCACCCATTCCATCATAATAATAAACCCACCCACCTTGCCCTAAATTATGTTCGCACCACTTCATCATTTTATGTTGTAGATGATAGTGACCCCGACCGAGGCTGATAGTGAATATAGGTTCTTTAACACCCATATCGTGCATTCACTCGTGATAGAGTTTCTTTGGCAAAGTCTCCGGCCGGAGTATCTTTATACATTCTTGCAATGTCATCTAAGCTGGTCCACATCAGTTCATGTTCTTGTTGCTGTGTATATACTCTCTCGCGTAGGCTACTAGCATCTAATATGCTAGCAACACCTGCGATGATTCGCGGTAATATTCGTGCAACGAATTCCAATCAATGCCACCTCAGTATGAACCAAGCATAATCTTTTTCGCTGTTAAAGTAAATAGTTTCGAATCCATTCGTATGCCAGCAACCGATAAGATTTTTCTGACACCAGTCGATGATATCTATCCATTTTGCACATCCATTATACTGCCAACTCATTATGCCCACCTCAACAAAAACCATTCATGATTCGCTCTAACTTGAAATACATAGCCGCTGCTACTGCCCGAACTTAATAGAAACGGATCACAATCGTTCTTATACATCCAATCAGTAATTTCTCGCCAGTCATCTGTTATAATACATGTATGAAAACAGATTATGGATTAAATGTCAATAACCACCTGCACGGAGCAGTCCTTTAACCTGAGCAACAGCTTCGGGGTCACGTTTGAACTTGATTGCCCATTGTTCCGGATCGATATAATCGATGATCATTTTAACATGATCCGATGTCAGGGTGTCTAAAAATTTAGTACCGCTGTCACTTTGATACAACATCCACGGGCTTATCTTACCTGTTGTCACTGCATAACATATCTTGTTTGCATTTCCGTATCGTAACAAATCATGTGGCTGAATGCTTGCTTCTTTTGCTAATTTCATAGAATGCTCTATCCCACGATGAATCGCATCTAACGGATCCTCTTTGCGAAGGTAGTCCTTTAAGAAGGCAGTATAAACCGAATCACTATGCCAGTTATCCAGCTTAGTATTCTCTTTCAACAACCAATCAACAAATCGACTTACGTTGACTACATTCACATCACCGCAGTAATTGCCAAACTTTACAAAGGCAGTATAGTAAGCACTCTTAATGAATTCTTCATATGTTTTGTTTTTAGTTCGGCTCATGCTGTTCTTAGTATAGAACTGCAGCCAGCATTGGAATCCAAGTCGGTTACCCTTGATGTCCTTATTCATCCATCGTTGCTTTTGTTCACATAGATGGCTTAGTAGGGTTCTTTCTCTTACGAACTCACGATTACAAAACTCACAACTATGGTTTGGTTCAACCGTTACCGCTATCTTTTTCATATTGTTTAATTTCAGCATCTGTCACTAGTTCCGATAATGTTTCAATATCTGTTTGCTTCAGATTAGGGTACTTACTTGCCAAGTATACCTTCTTCTTGTGCTTGATGACGAATTCTTCACTTATAGCACGTACATGAGCTTCACTTGATTTAGGATATATCTTTGTGAAATACTCGCGTACTTCTTTTTCTTTAGGAGTTTCTTTAAGCTGCGTTACTTTGCTAGATAGATGCGGTATCCATTGATGAAACTGCTTGCCGATGCCCGGACTCGCTGCACACAACATCTGCCACTGTAGCTTAGGATGCTTGCTAACATACTCATTGAACAAGTGAGTATTTGCATGATAGTTAGTACTCATCAGATAATAGCCTTGTAGATCACCGCTAGACTTGATAGCACTCATCCAATGTGTCATCATATAAGGAACAAATTTACGCTGCTGCTCATCAGTCAACTTATCGATGTACGCATAGTCTTTCTTATCCAGTGCAGTTAATGCATTGAATAAGTCAAAGTCTATGTTTTCAAACTTTTCTTCAGTGGGTACTGCCGCTTTTCTAGTTGCCATTAGAAGCACTGTCCGTAATCAATAATTTCACAGTTGCGACTAATTTCTTTAACAAAGTAAACACATCGAGGTTTGACATCATCATCGATAGGTACACATAGAAATTGTCCATTCTTCAGCCGAGGTGCATACCAAGTCACATCGTGGTAGATATCAACAATCTCAATATCTTGGAAACTAGGTCTAAATGCAGTGAGTGGATTGAATTCAAATGCTTTGAAGCCTCGATCATTAATACTAGTAAGTGGTAATGTTTCTAAGTCTCCCATGTCAGGTTCACCGATCAGTATCTGCCAATCTACTGGCATCTTTATTGTCTTGTTACCGATCTTCAATACAAGTGCAGGGCTGTTAAAACTCTCCAGAAATATTAGAGGAATGTAATGATAGTCTACGTTCTGTGGGTTACTATTGTCTAAGATAGCAAAACGTAAATCATCTACTTCGTCGGGTAGAGTCTCAAGATTGTAAAATGAATTTTCTAATGTTAGTATCCGCACGTGTGTTTTCTTTCAGTTAAGTTATTATATACGATTAGTAGCTGTATGTCAAGCATTATTTGTACTTGATTTTTTCAACATCGAATGGATATGAAGCCTCTTTATAGAAGGTCTTCCGTTGTGTCAAATGTCGTTTAGCGAACTTACAACTACTAGTGATATCCCAGATATTCACAAAGTTTTTGTCTTCTGCTTTACGAATGCCCCGTCCGATACTTTGAATAACTCGGACGAAACTCTTACCCGGCTCAATCAACACTACGTTGAAGATTCGCGGGATATTAATACCAACTGCGGCTACACCGTATGTTGCGATAATAATCTTGTTGGTTGCAGTAGCAATGTCATCGTAGTGATCTGTTCGGGTGGAAGACTTAGTTCCACCGGATACGAATACAACATCATCCTCAGGCACACCCAATTCTTCTAACTTAAGATGCAGGATCTTGCCAGCTTCAATCCTATCAACCAGGACTAGTGTGTTACCGGTATCCTTAATCTTGAAGATACGTGATGCAATACAATCCATGCGCTGACTGTTTTCAACCAGATACTTAAGTTCAGTTTGATAGTTAGGAAACTCTACTCCATCCTGCAGTTGCAAAATGTTTACATGGCAGTTACTCAACACACCTTGTTCCTGCAAGGTACTAGCAGAAAGACTTCCAATTACTGGTCCTAAGCTAACAGTCAACGACATTGATTCAAACTTAGCTTTGGGAATAGTACCAGTCAAACCCCAACGTAATGGAATCTGACTCATCACGGTAGTAAGTAATGTTTTCAACACATCAGCCTTAGCTTGGTGAACTTCGTCAACGATAATACAGACTACACCTTCAATGAAGTCGCCAATATCAACTTCTGCTTCACCTGCTTTAGTATTCTTAAGCATATTACCGAGCGACTGCCAAGTACAAATAGTGTGTGTCTTGTTATATTCTTTGCGTCCACCATAGTACACTCCAACATCAAGTCCCAAATTAATGTAGTCTGCTTCTGTTTGGCCGACTAGACTCACATTGGGTACAATAACAATGCTACGACCATATGGTTCAATCGCTGAACTAAGTGCAGCCGTTATTAGTGTCTTACCCGCACCTGTCGCAATCTCTTGCAATGCTTGCGGATTCTTGAGGTAGTTATTGATAATCTCAATTTGATAGTCACGCAATACAACTTGCTGTCCTGCAATCGGATGATTCTTAGGCCATACTTTATGTTTGAATGTTTCTGATGTAACTTCAGTAAATTCAAATGTAGTTTTATAGTCTCTAATATCTTCTAATTCAATATCATACCCGGCACGATCAATCACTGGTAGAATCTCGGGGAGTAAATTGATGTAACTTGACCCGCCTAGACTGAAATAGCTTGTCTTACCGTTCCACCTACCTAATCGGACACTCGGCAGAAACCTTGCACCTGGCACATCGAATTCGAACATCTTCGTTAGAGCTTTACGCTCACTGAGTTCTAATCCCTCTATCTTAACATTTACTTCGTCCTTGACGATTATTTTACATTGTTTCATTTATACTCTATATAGATTTCGTTACTGTTTATCAACTGAATGTTCTTGGCTACGTGTTTAGGGGAGCCACGTGTATTGAACACTCCCATGTTTACTTTCACTGGCATTTCATATGAACGAATATCCATATCACCTGTTTCTGTGTCGGCACTGCGCCTGAAAATAACGTGCTCAATCTTGTTTGCTTTTAGCAAGTTAGCTAGTCCCATGACATAGCTTTTATTTGATCCAAACCATTGGTTTAGTATTACCATATCGGCCTTGATGTGTTGAAGATAATCAACTAATTGTTCTTGCTGTGATACTTCTATCTTGGGCTGAGGATCTATTGCGAATATCAATAAAGCCATTACCGCATCGGTTCCTCCCAACTCATCATGTATGTCACTGATTAGTCCCGGATCAATTCGTATGCCCATTCTACTTAGTCGAGCTAATGTACTGTACTCAATATTCAGTGGGATATGTGCTATTGCATCCATCAACGCTGCATTGGCTGCTACAATGAACAAATTGCCATTGATACTGGTTAGTGTGGGATTCCAATACTGCATTGATTCGTATTCATGCACTATATCTAACGCTAACTGTACGTTAGGGCAATAGTTCACTTTATCATAGTGTTCAACTACTACAGCTAACATTTCTCTCAATGTATATTCTGATGCTGCGGCAGACCACAGTTTGTTTTCACGATCCCAGGCAACATATTCAACTTTCTTCAATTCTTTTACAAAGTCTTTCTTATATGGGCTATGAATTACAATAGTAGTGTCATCTACAATAGACACATGCGCCTCAGTATATTGAGGAGAACTTTCGATCGGCTGAAGTGACCAGGGTAAGTCAACTAAGTCTATGCTATTCAATTCTGCTTTGGCCAACTGTCGGTGATAACGCAGAATTATTTTATTCAGTAGGGCAGCTTGATTGGTAGTAGCCGGTTTGCCTACCGCAATGTTAAGCTGCAATAAATTGCTGATGAACTTTTTATCGTAAGTGCCCAAACTTATGTTTTTCAGTAGATAGTCAACTACATGTTCTTTTGTGCTGGGCTTTTTAGTCATCAGTTATTATATACTTAATTAGTCATTAGCGCAATAGATAGTGGCGAAAAAGGGGACCTAAGTCCCCTAAACTATAATTGCTTATCTGAAAGGGTTGAGTCATAATTCAACTCCGAAATGTTGTAGTATACCATTGGCACAATCACTGACAGCATCGTTATAGGTTAGTTCATTTGTATCCGCAACCTCTTTGTCAAGCACTTGCCCTTTACAATGTTCATAACATTCTTTGACAATCAACTCGGCGAACTTTTCTTTGTCAAACAAGATTATTTCGCTGTTGTAGCCTGTTCTATCAGTTCTTTGATTCGTTCGTTCATTCTCACACCTCTTTCATCCAGATTGTATTTTGAATAGACTGTCCAGCATATCCACAACTACCTTTTTTGAAGAACACATATTCAAACAAAAAAGCCCGAGCCTTACCTCCAAACATAGCAGGTGGTAGGATTCGGTATACAAAATGGTTCATCATTCTTCAACTCCGAAATGTTCTAAAATCTCGCGACCGTCGATATATTGCGGTGAGTTATCTGCTAATCGAGCACATTCGCGCACAATCAACTCGGCGAACTTTTCCTTATTAAACTTATAGTGTTTAACAATCTTGTGATTATAATCATCAAAAGTTTGGTAATCAAGTTCATTAGCCTGTTCGGCAAGTTCTTTAATTCGTTCGTTCATTTATATTCCTTATCGAAACGGACTTATTGACATTGCCGTTACGCACACTGCAGGGGTTAACCTTTTATTTAAGATTCATCTTCGCACGGTGCTGTCCAACCACATAGTTGGCAATGACGACCACCCAAAGATCCAAGATACACACCGCAATCTTCGTTTTGGCAATACAGATAACTCATTACAGCACCTTTTAGTGATTCAATACAAGTATTATAGCACTATATCCATTTATTGTCAAGTTTTTAGATAAATAAAAGTGAGGGTCACGATGCGTCAACATCTACCCTCTCTAATGCTACAAGGAGCAA